TGAGATTATGAGAGACCCCGACGTTCGTGAGATTACATCTTGGCAGTCGGGGATCGACCCTCATACCCGAGAATACTCCATGGAGTTCACAGTTAGAACCACAGACAATACAGAATCCCTTCCCATCACTTTTAGAATGATAGGAGTTTAATATGGCTGGAATTACAGCAGAAGGTCTAACGATTAAAGACTTGGACCAAATCCTGACAGACTACAGAAACGTAGCCTCTCAGGTCTTCGCCGACCTAGTTTCAACTGGAGACGAAGTTGATACGTCTGGTAACTCTGCCCTAGGCCGACTAATCGGCGTAGTTGCTCCATCGGACGAAGCTATCTGGGAAGTTATCCAGATGGTGTACAACTCCTTCAACCCGGCAGCCGCAACTGGCGTGTCCCTAGACAACCTAGCATCCTTCTCGGCAATCAGCCGACATGCTGCACGACCTACCCGGGCTCAGGTTGTTCTAGAGGGCAACATTGACACCGTTATTAACTCGCCTCCCGCTAAGATGATTTCCAGCAGCACAGGCCGAGTGTTCCACCTACTACAAGGTGTGATCCTCACTCCTAAAGCTTGCTCTGGTGTTGGAATCTTCCCTCAGACGGTAGGCAACGACCTAACGTACGAGCTTAAGATGTACGTTGATGACATTAACACAACGTCTATCAAGTACACAAGCCCTGCCACTGGAACAGTAACATCCGAGTCCATCCTAGCAGGACTGGCCGCAGACGTAGCTGCAAATCACGGAAATACCTTGACAAGCTACGAACAGAATGGTATACTTTTCATAGTACCTGTTGACCCGTTCAACACCAAGACTTTCGAAGAAGCCTCCAACCTGAGCATTCAGAAGGTTAGAAAGCTTGGTATCGCCGTTGATGACGTTATTGGCCCTGTGCCTCAGCAAGCTCTAGCTATCGATACGATCGTCATTCCTATTGCCGGATGGGATAGTGTTATCAACCCTGTTCCAGCTATCACTGGCCGTCTGCGTGAGACCGATGATGAGCTTCGTGAGAGGTTCCGAAACTCTAAATTCGTACAAGCCACCAACATTCTGGAGTCCCTAATCGACGGTCTGATGAACGTAGAAGGAGTTGAGGACGTTAGGATTATCGAAAACGATACCGACAACCCAGACCCAGTTCATGGAGTCCCGGGTCACTCGTTCCTTCCAATCGTTCTTGGTGGCATTCCTACAGAGGTTGCACAGTCCATTTGGCTGAACAAACCCTTCGGGATTGGTTCTGTCGGAGATACGGAAGTTCAGGTGGTAGACAGTCTGGGCTACACGCACAGAGTCAACTATCAGCGCCCTGTCGAGGTTCCAATCGAGATCAAGATCAGTGTAACAAACACAGGATCGATGCCAGAGAACATTGAAGATATCCTACGGCCAAGGATTGTAGCGTACGGGACCGAGAATTACAAGATCGGAGACGATGTAATTTATTCTCGATTCTATGCCCCAATCATGGAAATCCCGGGCTTCCAAGTGAACAGCCTGACGATTGCCAAGAAAGGACAGACTCAAGGCATGGCGAACATTGAAATCGGGTTCAAAGAAGTGGCTACATTCGCCGCAGCAGATATCACCGTGACTACGGTGTAATATTAGAAGGAGAATTCCATGGCTGTCAACCAATTTGACAGAGAAGATTATCTGGAGGTGGCCCGGGAACGGGTCACTGAACAGTTTAAAGAGAAGCCGATCTTTGATCGCTTCCTGCAAGTGCTATTGTCTGGCAAGTTTGATATCCAGAATGCACTGGAAGACCTCCAGACTCTCCGGTCTCTGGATACAGCCACCGGGAAGCAACTGGATATTATCGGAGACATTGTAGGGCGACCACGCGGTCTAGTGTACCAAGATATTTTCAACTATTTTGGATTTGCTGGAACAGAGCGTGCAGGTTCTTTCGGAAGCCTATCTGACCCTACAGTCGGTGCTCCATGGTACTCGGTCGGTGCTCGAACTGGTAACGCCAGAGAACCGAGCGACGAAGAGTATCGGATGATCCTGAAAGCAAAGATCATCAAGAACAGAACAAACTCAACCCCAGAGCAAGTTATCGAAGCTTATAAATTTGTATTCGGGGTTCCTGAAGTATTCCTAGAGGAGTACGCTCCCGCTGCTGTCCGCATCGGCATCGGCAAGATTCTAACGAACGTGGAGCGTAGTCTTCTATTCGACCTAGGTGGTGCAGGCGCATTGCTTCCTAAGACTATCGGGGTTAACTACACATACACTGAGTTCCAAGCTGGCCGGGTATTTGCTACAGAAGGCTTCCCCGGAGGACAAGGCGTTGGAGACCTAAACGATCCCACTGTTGGTGGAATTCTGACCAACCTAGTGACATAAGGAGTTATAAATGGCTGATATCGGTCAACTACCTATTGAAAATATTTGGTCCACAGGCGGGGATATGGTAGCCCCGACCCCAGCACAGCAGCAAGGCGGATGGGGTATTCAATCGGTTCCTCGCCAATGGTGGAACTGGAAATGGAACCTCCACGATACCAACCTAGCATATCTGCTACAGAAGGGTATCCCGGAGTGGACCAGCACTCAAGAGTATATTGCAAACAAATCGTTCTGCACAAGAGGCGGTTTCGTCTACAAGGCTGTTCGTACCCATACAGGTAGCGACCCGGCCACCGCTAGTGCCAACTGGGCCCGAGCTTTCGCAGACTTTACCACATCTAGCTCTGCACTTGGAAGCCTGACACCAAGAGAAGGTGGAATCCCATTCTTCATTAGTGCTACAGGAGCTAGCGTGTTTGACTCTACGGCTTATGGCCGTGGCATGCTTAATGTGGCTAACGCAGCCGGAGCCAGAAACTATATCTCCGCTCAAGAAAGCTCTGTTGTACTGTCCAACCTGTCTACCGTGACTAGGGCTGCCAACGCGGTTCCGTACTTCAACACCGACACCTCCATGGCGACCTTCAACATCACAGCGTTCGGAAGAGGCCTAGTCAACGCGGGTGATGCAAATAACGCAAGAACCTTCCTAGGTCTAGCTAACTCTGCTACTATCACGGCTGATCCAGCCAACAGAGCACACACTCTGGTCTATAGGGACGCTGCTGGTAACTTCAACGCTGGTGTGATTACAGCCACTCTTTCTGGTAACGCGACTACAGCCAGCAAGCTCGGGGCTCCAGTTACGATTAACGGTGTAGCGTTCGACGGAAGCCAGAACATTGTTCTTCCGGGACTGGACACAAGTTACGCAGGGGTTGTAGCGAGGCTCCATATTAATGGAGCTAACATGACCGGAACAGATAAGACTACCCAGCTAGCTCTTAGAAATAAATCCGATACAGATTGGATTAGCTTGGTTACTCCTGATGATAGCTCGGTGGTGTTTCAATTCAGAGGCCCAGAAGCGGCTAATGCCTCTGTGCGGATTAACTCTAATGTCGTATTCCACGCGGGGAACCAGTATGGACTAGGAGCTACTCAAACGCAAGCCAGAGAACGGCTTATGGTTGACAGACTAGCACAGAACACAACCCAAACTGTGCTGTACAACGCAGACAGGAGCAGGTATTTCTGGTTGCAAGATAACGGTGTTTCCGGTATCTGGGACGCAACGACTAACACTCCTTTGTGGCGTTTTTCTGGACTAGGGCAGCTCGACTACGGAACGGTTCCTGTTGCACGAATTACAGGACTGTCTAACTCTGCAACAATCCCTGCATCTGTGTCCAATCAGACTAACCAGATTGTTGTAAGGAGCGGCACAGGCGATATCGCAGTACAAGGTATCACTGCTTACGGGCCTGTACTAGGCACAGAGTCCGTCAGCGTAAGGGCTGGAACTGGTAATGCCCATTTAACGTTCCAAAGGAACAATGGAACCGAGGTAGCTCTTATTTGGGGAATCCCGTCCGCCAACTCCTTGAACTTCAGGACAGCAGGTGGAGCTACGGGTATGTCTCTAGCAGGACAAGACCTCACCGTAGTTGGCAGGGTAAATGCCACAACACTTAACGCATCTGGTAACGTTAACTCCAGTGGAAACGTGATTGCTGCTGGGAACGTACAGGCTAGAAACCGTGTGTACTGCGGTGATGCTTTTATGGGCAGCAACGGCAACATTACTGGTGGAGCTTTCGGCTCTTATGGGACTCTTACCAACTGGGTAGACTCCGTATATGCTAGAAAGACAGATGTAATGACTGACGCCCAAATCTTGGCTGCCACTTCTAGAGGTAGTGCTCAGGCTGTTGGAACATACGTCTTTGCTATGGCGGCGAGCGGGAGCGGGGATGTTGGGACTGTAGTAGCTGGTACGTCTCTAAGGTCTTCGTCTCCTATCAACTACCACGGAACTACGCTATCCGGTAGCTACAGGTGCATGGGTAGGTTCGGAGCCGGAGCTTCTAACCAGATTACCTTGTTCCAGAAGGTTGCAGCTTAACAAAATAGGCCCGTAAGGGCCTTTTATAACTGGAGGTGATTTTAATGGAATTCAGAAACGTTGTAAAAATTAAAGCGGGGTTCGAGTGCGAAATAAACCATCCAGAATTGGGATGGATTCCTTACGGCGCTGTAGAGGGATGCCCTACGTCTCACTCCATGTACGTGAAGATCGCCGCAGCGATTGAAGATGGCTCCATGGAAGTGGTAGAAAAAGAGGATAAATATGATGACTTTGAAGCCAGATTGTGGAGAGATAACGAGCTAACCCGGGCCGACCGGCAAGTAGAGATTGCTATCGACGATGAAGACGAAGTAAGAGAAAAGGCTTGGCGTAAATATCGTTCTGCACTCCGTAAGTGGCCAGAGCACAAGAACTTCCCATCCGAAAAGAGCAAACCTAAAGCTCCTAAAGAATAAGGCGAGGTAATATATGCCAAACATTATGAAGCCTACGGGTATTAACGCCATCTGGTCTGAAAACGGCCAGAAGGTTGACCCGGGTGCTGTAAAAGTTGGGCTTGGATGGGTGACAGAACTACCTCCCTACCAAACTGCCAACTTCATTGAATACAAGCAGGACTTGTT